CGCGGTCAGTTTGTCGTCGACTGGATGGCTAGCTATCTTTGTCTGTACGAGGGCGAGTACGCCGGGCGGCCGTTCGAGTGTCGCGACTGGCAGTACGATACCACCATGCGGATGTTCGGTTGGGTGCACCCGTCGACGCGATGGAAACGCAACGTGCGGCGGTTCACGCGGGCGTCGATATGGGTGAGCAAGAAGAACAAGAAGGCAATGTCACTCGATACCGTGTTGCCGACGCCAGAAGGGTGGACGACTATCGGCGAAGTCAGGGTTGGTGATACGCTGTTTTCAGAAGACGGTAGCCAATGTCGGGTTGTGTGCGTCCATCCGATTGTTGTTGATGAGGAATCGTATCTTGTAACATTTAGTAATGGCCAGCAAGTGCGATGTAATGGTGAGCATCTTTGGAAAACGTCGGCGCTGCAGAGATCAACAGCACTTCACCACGGCAAGGGAAAACTGTTTGGCGGAAACCAGTGGACGGGATCGCTTGGGCGGTCATGGCCGTCTATCGCGGTTCGGGAAACGAAGTGCATTGCCGCTTCGTTGCTTCGTGGGGACGGCGCGCGAAATCACAGCATCCAAGTGCAATGTCCGCTTGAATTATCTCCGGTGTCGTTGCCAATGGACCCATATATTCTCGGCGTATGGCTCGGCGACGGGGACAGTGACAACGCACGCATCACGGCGCATGGCAAGGACTTCACGATTTACTCAGGCATATTTGCGGCTCGCGGCTATGAGTTGACCAAACAAAAAGGCAATGGCGTAGCGGTGCGAGCGAAAGTGACGCGGCAAGGAATCCAACAACGAACGACTCTGAGGCAGTTGGGGGTGTTTAGGGATAAGCACATCCCACGAGAGTATCTTCGGGCGTCGTACCAGCAGCGATTAGATTTGCTGCAAGGGCTGATGGATACCGATGGTTGTATTGGAAAACTCGGAAAGCACATTTCATTCTGCAACACAAAACAGCAGCTAGTAAATGATGTTGGTGAATTGATTTCAACGCTCGGAATCAAATACCGCATCTACGAGCGGCGGGCAAAAATAAATGGCGTCGATAAGGGGCCATGCTGGTGGATAACATTTTATGTTACGCGCGAACGACTGCCTTTGTTCAGGCTGCCGAGAAAATTAGCGCGAATGAGAAGCGATAACGATACTCGCTATAATGCCAGATCGAGGACGATCCAGGTTGTCTCAGTAGAGCGAATCGCACCAGTCCCGATGCGTTGCATAACGGTGAGCCATCCGAGCGGGATGTTTCTCTGCGGCCAAACAATGTTGCCAACGCACAACAGCCCTACCCTCGCCGCTTGGGCGCTGTACCTTTTGGCCGGAGACGGCGAACAGGGCCAGCATGTATTCCTTGCGGCGAAGGACGGCAAGCAGGCGCGCGAAATTGCCGGGATGCACGCGATAGAAATGGTCAAGTCGAGCCCGGCCTTAATACGGGAATGCAAGATCAATCAGAATCTATCCCGCATCACGCACCTGCCTACCCGTTCGTTCTTGCAGCCGTTGTCATCGGCGAACGAGCGAACCACGAAATCGAAAGAGGGACTGAACGGGTCAACTCTCGTCGACGAAACCCACGTGGTCGACCGGAGCTTCATGCGGCGGATCGAGCGGGCCGGTATCAGCCGAGCGGAGCCGTTGCATATCGAGGCGTCGACCGTGGGCGACTCGCCAGACAGCTACGGCAAGGAGCAATACGACTACGGCAAGCTGGTAGAGGCTGGCTCAACGGATGACCTACGAACGCTGTTCGTCTGCCACGAGGCCCCGCAAGACCTGACGGATGAGGCCCTTGCCCTCGATCCGCTGAAGTACGGCCGCATGGCCAACCCGTCAATGGGCCACACGGTTGACCCGGAAGAGTTCCTTGATGATTACCACCGGTCTAAGTTATCGCTGTCCAAGTTTGCCACGTTCAAGCAGCACCGTCTGAATATCTGGCAGCACGGAAGTGCTAACCCGTATATCCGACCCGACGATTGGGCCGCCTGTCAAAAGGACTTCACCGCCGCCGACATGGAGGGTATGCCGTGCGCGGCCGCGCTGGACATGGGCCGGACACGCGACCTGACGGCCCTTTGCTTGGCATTCCCATTGGAAGATGAGCGGTTCCGATTCTTGTGGTACTTCTGGATGCCCGAGAAGTACGCTAATGAGAACGCCGACAAGGCCCCGTTCCTGGAGTTTGCGAAAGACCCGAGATGCAACTTCGTCCTGACGCCCGGGGACACGTTCGACCCGGCCTATGTGCGGCACAAGATACCAGAGTTGCAGGAGCAGTTCGATATCCAGGTGATGCCTTACGACGATTGGAACGCCGAGAAGGTGACCCAGGAAATCAGCGAAGGCGTCTACGGTCGGGACGGCCGGTGCCTGGAGGAGGGCACCGGGATAGAGCGAGTGAACTTCTCACAGGCCATCAAAGCCTTCAATGAACCAACGAAGGAATTCGAGCGGCGGGTTATCGAGGGGAAGATCGAACACAACGGCGACCCGTGCATGGTCTGGCAGATGGGCCACGCCACGTTGCGCGAAGACGGCAACGGAAACTGCAAGCCGGTCAAGCCGTCCCGTAACGACGTGCGGAAAGTTGACGGCGTAGTGACGGCCATCATGGGCATGGATACGGCCGAGAGATATGAGCTAGGGGCATCAGTTGGAATTCAGGTATTGTGAGATAATGGCAGCGGCCCGAACCCTACTTTGTTTGGCTGGAATAATCCTAGTTGTGGCCGGCGTAGCGGCTTGGAGCCTGCCCGGCGCGTGCATCGTTGGCGGCATGGCTGCCGTCGTGATATCCGTGCTGTGGAGCCGAGTGGCCATGCGTGAACGTAGGGGGCAAAAATGTTAGGACTACTTGATCGAATTACGAATTCCATGGAAAATCCCGCCGTGCCAATCAGTTCGGCGGAAGTGCTCAAGGTGATCGGTGGCAACATCGAATCGGGTACGGGGATCGACGTAACGCCCGACAAGGCTCTCGGCCTGTCTCCGTTCTGGAAGGGCGTAGATACGCTCAGTAGTGACGTTGCCAAGATACCACTGGAGGTTCTGCGTCGGGAGAAGGACGGCGGCAAGACGCGAATGAGTGACCACCCCGCGCACCGCATCTTGCGGAAAGCGTGTAACGGTATGCTCCCGTTCGTGTGGAAGAAAACCTGCATGGTTCACGCGCCAATGCGGGGCAATTCGTACACGCTCATCTTGCGAGAGAATGGTATACGAGGCGGTAGTCCTATCGGTCGCGTACTACTTCCGCCAACCCCGATTACATTTCCCGTAATCGCGGATGGCGAAAAATGGTACGTCACGAGCATCAAGGGAGAAGGCCACAAGTTCCATGCCGAGGACGTTCTTCACTTTCCTGGACTGAGCTTCGACGGTTTGGTCGGAATGGATGTGCTCGACGTGCTGGCGGATGTCTTCGGCCTGGGCCTTGCCGAGCATGGCCATGCCGAGCGGTTCTTCAAGCACGGTACCCAGACGGCAGGATTTCTTACAGCGCCAAAAGCACTGAAGGAAGGGGAGCTAAAGGACCTGCGCGAAAACTGGGCGCTAATGCAGACCGGCCTGAACGCCCATAAGATCGGGGTCCTGCACGGTGGATTGGACTTCAAGCCCCTTGGTGTCGACCCCGAAAAAGCGCAGCTCCTTCAGTCCCGCGAGTTCAGTCTGATCGAAATCGCCAACGTGCTGCGAATGCCACCGCACAAAGTCGGCCACCCGGCCCGCACCAGCTACAACAGCCTGGAGCAAGAGAACAAAGACTACCTGGCCAGTTCGCTTGATCCGTGGATGGTGGTCATCGAGCAAGAGTGCGAAGAGAAACTACTGACCGAACGCGAGAAAAACGAAGGCCAATTGCTGATTGAGTTCAACCGGGCCGCCTTCCTCAGCACGGCACTTCTTGACCAGGTAATGAGCTTCCGGGCACTCCGCGAAATGGGCGCCATGAATGCCAACCAGGTATCGGCCCGCATGAATCTTCCATCGCAAGGTGACCAGGGCAACCAATTCTACGTGCCGGCCAACTGGGTGCCGGTCGGATCGAACGGCCAGCCGGTGGAGCCACAAGGCCAGACCGCGCAGGTGCGAGACGCCCACCGTGCGATGATCGTCGACCGACTCGCGCACCTGTTGCAATACGAACGCCGCCACGTCACCGACGCGGCCAAACGCGAGAGTAACTTCCTGGCGTGGCTTGACGGGTTCTATTCGGAACACGAAGGGAAAGCCCGGGACGCACTGACGCCGATGGTCGATGCGTTTTACTCGACAACCGGGAAAGTCGGCGGACAACTGACCGCTGCCGTGGCGGCGAGACAATACACGGAAGAGTCAAAGCGGCTACTGGTGAACCTGGCCGGGCGTGCCGGCCGGGCAGAGTTCCCCGCGATGGTGGCCGACATAACGAAGGACTGGCACCAACGGGCCGAGAACCTGGCCCGCTGGATTACTGAAACGTGAACCGGAGTAGACCAATGCAACGCAAATTGAAGAACCTGATAGACGTGAACCCGACCGACGCTCAGGCGGCGGCCACAAGTAGTGAGCGGTTCAAGGTCGGCGTCGTCAACCAAGACGACGGGTCGATTGACCTGCTGGTCTACGGGGTGATCGGCGATAGTTACGATGGCCTCGACGCCCGGAGCGTGGCCGAGCTGCTCGCCGACAACAAGGGTAAAAGCGTCCGGGTACGGATCAACAGCCCCGGGGGGCTGGCGTTCGATGGCATCACGATCCACAACGCTCTAGTCAAGCACGACGGGCGGGTGGTGACGGAGATTGAGGGCATTGCCGCTTCGGCCGCTGCCGTCATCGCCATGGCCGGCGACACGGTACGGATCACGGACAATGCCTCCCTGATGATTCACCGGGCCAGCGGATCGGCATGGGGCAACACCTTCGACATGCTCGACATGGCCGAGTTCTTGGAGATTCTCGACGGCCAGATTGCCCGGACCTTCGCCGCCAAGTCGGGCCAAACGTTCGAGGCGGTCATGGAAATGATGACCGGCAAGCGGGACGGCACGACGTTCGGAGCCGAGAAGGCGCTCGAGTTGGGCTTTGCCGATGAGATCATCCCGATCCGGCGTGATGGTAAGCCGGCGGAAGATGCGACGGATGCGAGCGGTATTGCGGCGGACGTATCCGCCAATGTCGACAAACCAGCGCCAGACGCCGAGGCAGCCGCCCAGGTGGCCGCCGAGCAGGAGGCCGAGGCCGAAGCCGCAATCGAACGGCTGGAGGAGAGACAACAACTCTGGGAGCTTGAGACGGGTATGGCCAAAAACCGCACTTGACATTAGCCACTCCACCCCGATAATTAAGAGCACAACCTAACACTTGCCTTTCGCGGCGAGACTTGCGGCCCCCGGTGGTTGCGAGATTGACGCGAAAAGACGGCGCGACTTTTTCCGGCCCGGTTCGGGAGAGTTCGTCGGTCGGCGAGAATTCCAATTCTCACTGGCCAGCGGGCATTCCCGAACCGGGCCTTTTTTGTGCGCCCATACCTGGCTGCCCCTGGCGTAGAACAAGGGCAGTCAAATGAAATCCAAGGAACTACGGGAGCAAGTCGCGGCCCTCATCAAGCAGGCTCGCGACGTGGTCGACAAGGCCGAAGCGGAAAAGCGAAAGTTTACCGCCGAAGACCAGGCGACCATTCAGAAAATCCATACCGAGGCCGCCGACCTCAACGCGCAGTCGCGGATTCTCGAAGACCAAGAGAAGCTCGAAGCGAACACCTCTCAGTTCGCCGGCGGTTCCGTGGTCGATACGCACGCCAGCGCGAACGGCGCGAACGGCGCCACAACCCAGGCACCGGACCGCGACACGATCGCGCGGAATGCCTTCACCGGCTGGGTGTTCGCCCAGACCGGGCAAGCGGGACTGATAACCGATCTGCATCAGTCTGCGATGGCCTCGCTCGGGATGGACCCACGCAACAACATGCTTTCGCTCGGCCTACCGACCTTCTACCGCACGCCTACCGGCGTGGATCGAAAGGCGGCGGTTCTCAACGCCCTGTCCGTTGGGTCGGACACGGCCGGTGGATACACGGTACCGACAGGCTTTGTGGACACGCTCGAAGTGGCGTTGCTGCAATTCAACGGCATGCGCAACGCCGCCACGATCCTCCGGACCTCGACCGGCGAGCCGCTGCCGTGGCCGACGACCGACGACACTTCCAACGAAGGGGCGCTGGTCAGCGAGAACACGGCCGTCGACACGGACGGAACCGACGTGAGTTTCGGCTCGCGGACGTTCATGGCCTACGAATACTCATCGAAGTTCGTCCGCGTGTCCAATCAACTGATCCGCGATTCGCGGTTCAACATCCCCGAACTGCTGGCCCGGCTCTTGGGCGAACGGCTCGGCCGCATCCAGGCCAAGCACAGCACCACGGGG